CCTGCGTTGCGCTTGACTCTTGAATGGCATTAGCTCTTTCTTTTATTTGTTGGTCCGTTGGTTCTAATATACCTTCGGATATTAATTGGTCTTTTGCTTCATCTTCTAACTCTTTGGTGTTTTTAAAACCAGCTGTTTCTTTAGCTGCTTTTTTTGCAGCCTCTACTGCTAATTTAAGCAATTCTTTTTGTTTGTTTTTAACCTGCGTATCAGTAGGGTTATCAATTCCTTGTTCTTTTAAAGCTTGTATTGCTTCTAATTGTGTTACTGAGAAGTATCTTTCTATACCATCTAAGTCTATAGTCTCACCCACATCAGTCTCTGCTTCTTTAACAATAGCATCAAGCTCTTCATCAATAGCTTTTATTCTTTCTTTGTTTTCAGGAGTGTCTGGGTTTTCCATGTTAGATTTTTCCTGAAGTAATTCTATATATCTTTTTCTTCTTTCTCCTTTTAAATTATCAGGAGTCTGTTGATTAAGGTTAGCCTCTTGTCTTCTGTTTTGATATTTTTGTTCCAGAGCTGTGTCGTTTTCAATAACAAACTGTGAGTCTATTATTTCTTGGTCAGTCATAGTATCAATAGCAGCTTCAACATCTTGTTTACTCATTAACATTTTAGTACCCTTCTTTGTAAGGTATCCATAACTTGGTGGTTTAAAAATGTTTTTTCCTTTACCTGCCATGTTCTGAGCTATCTCTGTTAAACTCATACCACTCATTGCTTGGGGGACCGATAATACAGAAGAAGCTTGCCCTGTAATACCTTCGAAACCAATTTCAGCTACATCCATTTCTTGACCAGTAACTCCTCTTGCTGCCGCCTCTCCACCTGCTCCACCAACTGCTTCAATACCAGCTGCCTTTAATGCAGCTCTGGCTTTCATTCCTTTTGTTATAGCTTTATCTGCCGCTTTTGCTGCCTTTATAGACTTACCCCCTACTTGACCCGCAACACCTCGTGTAAACGCATCTATAGTACCTATAACAAGACCTCTTGCCATAGCTTTATTTCTTATACTTTGTAACGCATTTTGGTCCTCGAGTACACTTCTTATAGATTCAGTATTAAATTCTAAACCTTTTCTATCTATCTCTTCTTTTAAAAATTCTGTAAAAGCTAATCCTGTTTCAAGGGTGGCACTTGCTCCTAATATAGCACCACTTATACCGCCTCCTAACGCACTTACACCACCAGCGATTGCAGTACCCACTGGCCCTCCAATGCTACCTGCTGCCGCACCTACTCCTCCTGCTGTGGCTGCACCTAAAGCCCCTCCAGTTGCAGCTCCTGTAGCTACATCTGGATTTAACATAGACGCTACTGATGAAACAAAAAGCTGACTAATAACTGTAGGGTTTTGAGCAACTCCAGAAATAAACCCCAACAAACCACCACCTTCTCTTTCGTATATTCTATTGAAAGATTTCATTTCATCTGACATCGCATAATTATCCATTTGTTGGACTGCTGCAATATATTTTTGAATATCCGCTTCTGAGGTTTCGCTTCCTGATATGAATAAATTACGAGCATCATCTATAGTTGCTCCTTGTCCTATACCTTGTCTTGTTGCTCTTACTATATCACCAAAAAAATCAGTGACTTCATTTTTACCCAACACATCTTCAAGCCATGTATTTTTTTCATAACCTTGTACGTTGGCACCAAACTTTGTACCTACTGGTTTGTCTGGTAACTTTTGTTGGGTTTGTATTGAACCTATTTGGGGCGTTAATCGGTTAGGCGTTCTGTCTGGTGTAGCCCCAGAACCACGACCTTGACGTGAAGGAGTCTCTTCTGCAGGAGTTGGCATATCCGAATCCACGGGCTGAGCTGTTCCATCTCCAGAAAAATCTTTTTTTTTTAAGGGTGTTAAAAACTCCCCAAACTGTTCTTCGCTTTCAAATACACCCTCTGGTATCATTTCAAACAAATCATCAGTTCCTTCATCTTCGATAAATTCTTGAAGTTCTTCTATATCTCTAAAGGTTCCTTCGGGAACCATAGCAAATATATCTTCTAATATTTTTAACTGGACTTCATTCATAATCCCATTTCCTTTTTGTAGTCTTGGTAAGTGCCATTTGGATTATCCTTTTTCCATTCAGGATAAGTAGTCATATAAGTTTGACCTCCAGACTTTCTGTTCTTATTAGCATCCTCGTTAACTTTATTCATAGCATCAGCAATAGAGTCTGCCAACTGTTCCATGGTTGTTCCGTCTCTTCCTGTACCAACATCAACTTTTACTTCTTCCATAGTTACCTGACCTGTGTCTTCATCTTTAACTGGTTTGTTATATATCACAGTAATTCTATTGTTTTTACCAGTACCAGACACGTCAATTTTTAAACCTGTGAAGCCTGCGTCTGAAAATGCTTGCTTGTCAGAAGTAGATAAAAATCTATTTATAGTTTGATTTAATACTCTTTGAATTTCATTATTAGTATTACCTGTTGTAGTATCATCCATACCACCTTTATTCTTTAAGTAATCAGCAATCGTTTCATCTGTGCCATCTATGTCATAAACTTTGGCTGAAGTATTATCTGTAGAAGCCGCTTCATCTGCCTCTTCAAATCCTACTTTTCTATCTTTACCTCTATCACCTAAAGTTATATTATCATTTATTCTTTGTGTTACTTCCGTAGCTGATAAGTCATAACCTTCTTTATCACCGAATGGACTTAAGACATCATATAGAGCAGCTATATCTTCTTGTAATGTAGTTTGTGCTCCAACCTTATCGTTTTCATCATACTCAGTTCTTATTATTCTTATTGGCTCTCTACCGTCAAACTCTACTAATATGATATCATCTGTAATATCTACGTTAGTAATAACTGGATTACCGTTTGCAATATTTTGCTCGTTTCTCTGTTGTATAAGCTTGTTTAAACGACCTTCAGAAGATTTTAAATCTGGGTCAGTCAACACCACATTTAAATCACCAAGATATCCATTTATATTTGCATCAAGAGTTTTCTGATTTATTTCACCACCAGTTTCCGCTCTTTCTTGTTGGCCACCAAGACCAGCGTTTATCTTAACCACTGAATCTAACTGAGAATTTATTTGGTTCTTAGCCAACCTCATCGCTTCTTCTTTTTGTTTTTTTGTTAAAGTAATTTGTGGTGGTCCTCCATCACTGGTAGCTAAAATTAACTTGTCGTCTTTTTTAGCTGCTTCAGCATCTAATGTAAATTTATAATCTGAATCTGAATTAATTAAATATTCTGCTGAGGCATTAGGGTCACTAACCACTCCTTTCGCTTGTTGAGTTAACCAATCATCAAAAGTCATTTTAGTTCCATCCGCATTTTCAAAACCTTTTCCTTCTACATCTTCAAATAGTTGTCTAAAATCTTCAATAGATTTTACATCTTTACCACCTGATAAAACATTATAAGAAGTTATGGTAGCAGTAATTACTTCTGCTAAATTATTAGTTACTAAATTTTTTACATCCTCATTTAACTCTCTTGAGTCTTCCTTGTAATCAATCATGTTTAACATTTGACCTGGTGTTGTAAAATTATCAGGGTACTCCGTTCTCTTTGGCATAATCATTTTACATTTTTTAAGCTTCTTATCTTCTGCTGAACATTCAGGGTCTTCAATCATTGTTACTAATACTAAATCACCAGTAGAGGGGTCTGTCCATAATTTTTTATCCTTAACGTTACCATAACTAAAACCTGTTCCTCTAAAAAATTCTTCAAGGTTTGAAGCGGAACCGTCTTGTATTCTTGCTAAACCTTCTTTGTATTTAGCGTCATAATTTTTAGCGTAGTTGCTCAATCTTTTATACCCATCTTTTTGAGCTTGCATTATCATCATATAATCTTTTGGTTTAAGAATACCTCTTCTCACCAAATCCATATTAGCCTGTAAAGTGTTTTTAGAAAAATCAGAACCATCTAAAACAAAACGGTTCATATCGCCTGATTGAAGGTCAACAATTTCGCTGAGCTCATTCATGGCGGTATTGGTATCATCAAGAATTTTTTGTTTAGCAGCTTCTCTTTGACTTTGAATTGTCTCTAATCCTTTAGTTAGATTACTTGCTACCTTACCCCAGTTGACCGCTTCCTCTCTACCCGCGTAAAGTGAATACTTATTAGAAGCTGTGGGTCTATTTTTGTTGTTTACATTTTCAGCCATAGCTTAATTTTAATATCCGTAAAGTAATTTTTGTAATGAAGCTAAATCAGTAACATCACCAATTCCATCTTGTAAATTTTTAAACCTTGGGTCAGTACCAGTAACAAGAGTTTTGAATTTTTCTACATCCAAATTACCTTTAGTTTGAAGCTGTCTTATTTCTTTTGGAGTAAACTCATACCCTCTTAATTTGTCAGCTCTTTGTTTAGAAGTCATTCCCGTTCCTCCCTCATCGACTGTCTTACCTAACTCTTCACTTGTACCTAATTGGGTCTCCAAGTTTTGTCCTGCCCTATCCGATTTACTTGTTCCAAATAAAGGAACTAATGCAGAGGCAGAAGTAGCCGCTTGGCTGGCACCTGTTATTCCTCCTTGTATACCAGCGGTATAATCTCTTCCATAATCTCGTGCCATCTGAGCTTGGTCAGCAGCAGCCCCTACTTCCATATCAATTAGCTGTTGCTCTATATCCATTTTTCCTTTAGCTTTCATCTTTCTATTTTCATACAAAGCTTCTTGCATGCCTACTCTCACCGCTTCATTTGCTTGAGCGGCAGCTGACTGTAATCCACCGACACCTGCTGCTAAATTTCTTGCATCCCCTTGTTGTAATGCAGCTAATGCTTGAGCTGCTACTTGCTGGTTTTGCTTGTACTGATTTTCAAAAGAATCAATAGGAACATTTAAAGTTTCATAATAATTTTTTTCTGCACGCTCTTTGGCTTTTTCCATAAGGGCTTTTTGTTCTCGCTCCGCTTTTTTTTGTTCTCTTTTAGCTCGTGCTGCTTGTGTAAAGCTAACACCAGAACCTATTGCGGATAGTCCAACTCCAATACCTGCTATTACTCCTGACATAATTGTATTGCTTTATTAATTATTTTTTGTGGTAATTGTTTATAACTACTTGCATAAATTTCTTTTTCTGCTTCTTCTACGTTTGTTGCATCAGTCTTATAAACACATACCCATTTAGTATCTTCATGAATAAAGAATATTCTTTGTGTTCCCACTTGAGTAAATACAGTTTTTGGAGCACTTATAGTTTCTATTCTTCCTTCATCATTTATAAAAGAAACTTTACCTTCCATTAAAAAAGACGGGTGCTGTTGTTTATGAATAAAAGATACAGTCACATGTCCTTTTGGCATAAAGATTTCTCTTGTGTATAAACCTCCTTCAAACTTATGTTTTAAGGGATAATACTCCCTCATTAATTTTTCTTGAGGCTTACCTAATTTATGGGTAGCTGCATTGTCCAACGAACTTAAATGTTTAGTAAATGCAGATATCTTATCCCACAATAATCCTTTATGATAGTGTACAGCATTAAGAATTTCTTCAGGCTTATAATCATTTCTTACCAAAGACTCTTGCATGTTGTGTACTATTTCACACAAAGATAATAAAATTCTATGGAAAACTTTTCATCACACTACTTCCAACCGAAAACAACTCTACAGGCGTAGTATCGTTATTAGTTAAGGTAAATTCCATATAATATCCTCTCATACCATACGATTCAGCAACAGTATTATTAACAAACAATATAAAATCTCCATTGTTTGGTCCCGTTGCACCACCTGGCACAGTCTCATTTACCGTAATAGTATTTGCATTTTTATCTATACCAATTATAGTTCCTGCTACTACTGGCGTTCCTCCTCCTACCATAACATATATAACTGCCCCTATTGTTACTATATTTCCTAAAGTATTTCCAATAGTTATTACTCTTGCTGTTGCTGGTCCTGTAGGAGCAATCGAAACATTACCTAAACCATTAGCATATCTTAAAGCAAAGTTGGTGACACCTGTGTTATGTCTAACATAAGCAAACCACTCTCCTTCTTTTTGTTCAAAATTTATTTCATCTACATTACCCTGACTTAAGTCAGTAGTTAAAGCTGTACAATCCCATACCGCATTACTTTCAAAAGATAATGTTTTAAATAATTTAATAGATAATGTGGGCTCAGGATTAAATACACTTGTTAAGGTTGATGGAGCTAATGTTCCTGAAACACCGTAGTATTCATTTCTATTAGCGTTAGTGTTGTGTCTATATAGATTACCGTTTTGAAATGTATATAAATATGCGTTCATACCAATTATATACTCAGGCATAAAAGAATAAAAGGAAGGCCATCCTTGGTTGTCATGTTTATATGTTAATGTATATTCCGTAGCCATAATTTATATTATTTGACACACTCCACTATCACATTGTGCTAATGAAGTTATTGTGTTGTTAGTATCTACTTGCATAATTTGAAATGTTCCTGACAATGTGTTAGTGCTGGTTGCAGCGTATGCGTACCATCCAGCTGCTAACGATGAACCTGCTATAACATCTCCAATTATTACGTTCGCATAAGTATCATTACCAGTTGTTCCTCTTGGAGTATTGATTAGATAATTAGCATTACAGAAATCACTACACCCACTCCTTACTGTACTTATATAAAAAATTACAGTAGGTGGTTCACATGTCGCTGGTATTGTTACACTACCTCCTACGCCAATAACCATATAATGAGCATCTCCATTACCATCAGTGTATAAATAATATGTACCTGCTGGTAATACTGTACTTCCATCTGCGTTTGTATAAGCTGTATCACCTGTATCAGGATATACATTACCTGGACCAATACCTGTACCATTATGATAGTAGGTTTGATTTAATGCTGGTGGAGAGTTATTGTCACATATTTGAGATTGAGATGCTGAACCAGAAGAAGTGAATGATTTATTACCACCAGAGTTATCACAAGCTGCTGAACTAACAACAACACCATTTCTAATTCCTAAAGCTGTTGTACTATCTACAATTATATATTGAAGAACATTGGTATCGTTTGCATACACACTTCCATCAGGCTCAGTAAATACAAAATTACCTACTTCTGGTACGGTGTTGGTGTCTTTAGTAAAAGGAGCAGTTGTTCCTGTTGCGTTCTGTACAAAATAATAAGTTTCATTGTTTGAAGCACACGTATCATCAGCCTGTAAATCACTACCTTGAAAATTAGGTAATGCTGTGGGACATAATATTTCCCAGTCAAACTCAGTTCCTCCCATCGGTGCAAATATTTGTACATTAACCAATGTTACATTAGCATCATCTTTCGGAATTACCATAGTAAATACAGGGGAATTAGTTGGAGTAGATGCGTCATCAGCATACCCCACTTGATTATTAACTACACTTATATTTCGTGTAGTTCCTAAATTTACATAAGCATTATTTACTAAATTATATTCTTCAACATTAGCATAGTTTCCAACCAACAATATGTTTTCATTACCCACATAAGTAGCTATGTCTTGTCCTCCTTGGGCATCAGCATTATTTATACCTGCATAATCTACCGTAGCTCCTGAACCATCAATCAATGTTACTCCATTATGATTATACTTAGAGGTCATTCGGTTATAAGCCACATTGTTAAATGTTCCGATAACCCCATCTGGAACACTACTTGTCATATAGTAGTATACAACAACAGCTCCAGTGCTATTAGCTACATCCACATCCGCATTATAATGACCTGGGTCACTTCCACTTGCCGATACCCCACTTCCACATGCTACAGCACATGAAGAACATGACTGAGCATTTAATAAAATACCGTTCGACTGTTGTCTTACTATATTGTTTTGTGCATAAAAACCATCAGGTGCTAACGTGGTTAACGCTGCGTCTGTGTATATAGCAGTTGCGGTTGAAAAATTTAACCCATCAAAATAATATGTACTATAAGTTCCTGCCATTTTAACAACTATCTTTTTCTATTACTAATCCAAATTCGTTTACCCTAATATACTCATTTCCTGTTATTTTATAATAACCCGCATCTAATGTATTTATCCCCTGACCTGGTGCATTACCAGCACACTGTGCATCACTATACACTAAATCATATAATTCTAATCCACCTGAGCCAGCATAATAAAATGTTCTACTTAAAGGTTGCTGACATGCAATGTTCTTTGAAGTTTGACGTGTGCTTGATTGAAAAGAGTTACATGGTATTGTACAATCACAACATGCTTCAGTAGCTGTAGCTGCAAAACATAAGTCTTGAGCTGATGTAATTCTAAAGTCATATATTAAATATAAATACTGCTGGTTTGTAGGTAATGTAAACGGTGGAGTTGTGGCAGAGCCTACTGTGGCTTCCTGTATATTTGTCCCCGCTGGATTACTTACATCAGCATTTGGTATCGTAGCTGCTAAACTTAATAATGTTGATACGTCTGAAACTGTATTTTCATATAACGTATTGCTTGATAAAAATTTAAAATTATCATTAGGATATGCCCAATCATAATCATCAGTAGCTAATTTATTTACCCTCATGTTTAAATTTGCTCCATTATAAGGAAAAACCCCTACTGAACGCACACCTGTTTGTGCTTGATAGAAACTAAATATAGTATTATCTGACCCCATAGTAATTTGGTCTGTGTCAATAGGACTGATAGTAGTTGCGTCTGTCCATCCATATTCAACATGAATTAAATTACCACTGTTTATATTAGAGTTTATTGCACATTTTATTACTGTTATATTCAGCGGTGTAATACATTCTGGTGCTACTGTCCAAGTTGCGGTACCATCTGGAATTACTGAGATTTGTGCTGTTGTTGGGGTGTTACTTGTTTTAGCTAAAGTAACAGTAACATTCGAATCAGTTACAACACCTGAAGAAGCGGATGTTCCGTTCCAACTAATTGCACAAATAGCTGACCCAGTTACTGAAAAATTTACGTTCATATCTCCTATAATCGTTCCAAAATCAATCGTATAAACTGTGTTGGTAGATGAACTAATTGATTCAAACTCTGTCCCACACTGATAAATTATTGGTGCTACAGGAACTATTCGGTTATTAGTAGACAATACATATTCGTCCATATATGGGTCATACCCTCCAAGTTTTTGTGTGTCTAATGCTAATTGAAAATTATCTCTAAACCACGACCTCATTCCTAAATCAGAAATAACAGTCAGCTGGTCAGCTTGACTATTTCCTTGTAAACGTATTACCCCGACTCTTTTAGTGTCAGTAAAATAATAACTGTCACCATAAGCAGCAAAACTTTCAGGATTAAAACTAATACCATACTCTTCAGTACGAGCTATTTGAGTACCTAATATAGTAGGTGAACTTACAATAGCCCCACCACCAGTAGCGTCACTAATTAAATTTTTAGAAGCTAATACATAACTAATTTTATCTTCTTGTAAAGTTAGTATATCAGTTTCTCTTGCATATAATTTTTGTATTGGACCGAAGCTGGTTTCTAATTCTTTGAAGTTTGCTAAACCTAAATTAAATTCATTAAGATTATTTACACCTGCGTTACTACTAAACACACCGCTATAAGTTAAATCAGCAAACCTATGAGCTTCTTTAAAATCTTGTTCTGAAACCGCTAATACTCTTTGCCCCATAGTCAAAGCTCTACCAGCTAAATCATCATTTATTTTAAAACTTTCTACGCCATTACCAAATGTATAACAATCAATAAACGGAAGTGTTACTATCGCTGGTTGACTTGTGGTTTGGTTTTGGTCACCATCAGCACTTCCTGACTCGTGTAAATAATTACCAGAAGTATTATCTCTTATTACTGGGTATGACTCAGAGGCATCATAAAAAATATCAGGGTTAGCATCAACAGGTTCTGTTTCAAAAACAATCATTGTGTTAGCCCTTGTTACTACTATTTCGCATTGTACTTTAACATTTCGTCTTCTTGATACTGGTTGAAAACCCGCACAACCTGGCTTTTTAGTTTTAACAACTAATCCAAGTGGGGAATTTACATCAGCTGGTGTGTCTTGTAAAAATTGAAAAAATATAGAATCGTCTCCTACACTTTGACCACCATCTGTCGTACATGTTACACCACTTACTCCGTTAGAGTAATTACCTACTGTTGTTTTATTTATAACCTCTATATTACCGTCTGCTTGTATTTTACCAGGAGATGCGTTAGCTGGGTTAATTTGGTCGCCTATCCACCACCTTCTAAAATCTGGATAGTCTGAAGATGCAAATAAAGTTTGCTCCCACTTCCATTCAAATCCTTCACATTTATTACCCCTCTCTGCTCTGCTTACTCTTATCTTAATATCTATCGCTGAGCCACCAGGTATAGAATAATTTGTCGTAACAGAAGTATCAGGGTCAGTAGTAAACAACGGATAGTTTATACCAGTTTTACACCTTCCATCATCCCCTGTGCTTTTATCTTCTTTTTCACCAGCTTCTATAATAGAATCATCTGGAATATTAACATTAAAATTAGAAGGTTTAATTTCCATATACAATCCAGGTAATTGTTTTGTATCCTCACCCATCCCTTGTTCATCATTTAAAAAGTCTCTGGCTTGAGCTTCAACATTTAAAACTTTAGCTTTAACCACCTGAGACAAAGCTCCACCTGTGTCAGTTTTGACTATAAGAGTGTCTCCTGTTTTTACTTTATTTTGATTATCTCCTTCAAGTTTAAAATAAGTAACTTGTGAAGTTTGAACTGTATAGTAAAAGTTTGAAAAAATAGTTTCATAATTTCCTTTACTTGGTTTAACAACAAACTTATATCGTTGTGCCCACGATGGAGCATAATTTTCGACAGTTGCTTGTATAGCGTTTAAACGTATACTGTCTACAGCAGGAATACTTATGGTGTTGAACTTAGATGTTAATACAGTAGATGCTCTACCATAATCATCTAAATAAACTATACCAGTGGCAAAATCTCTATTACTATGTAAGCTTCCTGTATCAGCTGACGTAGTAAACGCAGCCTCTCCTGAAGAAATTCTAAAGTATTCGTAAATATCTGTTTGAGGAACAACAGGTGGACCAGCATCTGAGGGACTAACGTACTTCATAGCTAAGACTTGTAATGATATTACATCACTCGCTGGTGAAGAGGTAATAGCAAAACCCTGTTGGGTTGTTGAATCAGAAATACTACTTAAGGTTTTAGTAAACGTACAGGTAGTTGAAGGTATAGCTAAATCATTATTAAACTTATCTGTTAAAGAACCTCCTTCACTTGCAGTTGCAATAGGTTGAAAGTTTACTCCCAGCTCTGTTCCAATAGCGTTTCTAAAATCATCACTTTGTGCTAAATCATATACCGAATTATAGTCTGCGTTTAAAGTAACGTTAAAATCTATTGTAAGAGTTCCATTACTAAATTGATTGTTATCATCATAGCAATCAGTAGTTGTGGTTCCTGACAAACTTGCGTGCTCTATTAAAAGACTAAAATTTAAAACCGAACCTGTTTTTAATTGAGTGTTTATCTCACTTAAATTAAATTCAGCTACAGCATTTTCTGCCGTCACTGTAGTATTAGGGTCGATAGTATAATTAGTTCCATTAGAAATAGTTGCGTCAGGTAATGTAACAAAATCTACATTTTTATTAATTAAATTAGTTGTATAGTTTAAAGCGATAGTCTGACCATTTTCATTAGTAATATCATAACCGTCTGTATAATTACCATATATTAAACGATTACCCATTAAGGTTAATGCTTGTGCTTTTTTTGGTACGTTATCATATAATCTCAACAACTCATCGCTACCTAATACAGAATAAATTTTACTGTTATTAAATTGAAAAGTGTGAACAGAATCATCAGCCCATCCGTTTTCAAGTTTATTAAATCTTTCTATAACATATATATTATTGTTAGCTGTGTCTTTAAAAAGCAAATCTACTTCCTTTACATTTTTACTACCAGTACTAAATGAAACATTAACAGCATTAAATCTGTTTTGCATCCCTTCATTGTTATAATTTTTTATACTAAACCTAAATTTATTAGCAGCAAAAGCAGGTTTGGTAAATAAAGATATAGCACTGTACTCATTGTTTTCATATCTGTATCTATATGCAAAACATAAAAATCTATCTTCCATATAGTTTTCAGAACCAGGTAACGTCACACCCTCAAGCAGTGGGGCTGCTAAAGGTATGTCAGCTGTAGGAGTAACTCCTGGTTCAAATTCATATCCAGGAGGTTTTACTATAACATTTAAATCTTCTGCTGTGGTTCCATCATTTGTACCCGAAGGAAATGGATAACTGTTTTTTACATTTATTCTTCTTGGGGGATTTAGATTATCACTAAAAAATAATAAATCTTCTATTTTTTCTACTCCCGTTATTAAATATGATGAGTCAAAATTTAAAGTATCAAAAGTAATAACATGATACCTTAATGAACTTGTATTTGTATTATAAGATACAATTAAATCTAATTTGTCAGTTGCATTATAATTAGGGTCAGTTACAAACCAATAAAGTGTTTCATTAGCGTGGTCTTCATAAGCTCCAATACATTTAGCATTAGCTGAAAGGGTAACGCTATTATATGCCAATGTTGTTAACTGAGTATTACCCCTACTGTTTTCTACAGCTCCAATTTCAGTAGTTTCGGTAGAACCTAATCTTAAGTTCATGGCATCAACATACTCGCCTGGTGGAAGAAGTCGTTCATCCACAGACTTGTTCATTCGTCCTTTAATAAAATTGGTGGTTACTATTGGCATATTACTTTATCCATTTATCCTGCCCTCTTAAATTCATTAAGAGACGACCAGGATGTATATTACTTAATCTTATTTTTGCATTACGTAGTAAAGAAGATTTATCTTTTTGTGCTCTTCTAACCACATATTCTTGTACTCCTAATCTGCTGTTCAAAATAGAATATTTAATATATGCGTATATATATTCTTCAAACAATTTGTTTACACTAATTTTAGAATCATCTCCATTTTCCATACCATCAGATACATACTCCAACACTATAGAAGCGTCTCCTCCTAACGAACTAAAATTAATTACACCTGCTTTTTTATCTACTTTAAAGGTAGGATTAACATTAGCTGTTTCAGTATTTAAACCAAAGCGAGCTCCGACTGCATAATCAAAATACCAGTTTCCATCAATACATACTCCTTCACAATTATTAAATATGCTTCGGTCATTTAGATATATTCCTATTTTTCCTCTACTTAAATCTACTTGAGAATCTTCAGGTCTTAATACATTTCCATCTTGGTCAAATAAAATATTACTCTTATTATCTTGTAGATATGCCGAGCTCCAATTCGTTTGTATGTTTTCGCTTAAAGGATATAATATTCCATTTCTAAACTGTGATATTCTTACCCAGTTTACATAATCAGCAGGTAAAATAAACCTGGACTGATTGCCTATATCTAATTGTAAAATTTTAATTTCTTTCATCGCGTCATAATTCAACTCCTGAATACCACGCTTTGCATAGAACAATACTTGAAATCTATTAATGTTGTTTATTAATTCATGATTTCCTTGATACATTAACATAAAATTGTTTACTATATCTTGTAATGAAACATACTGATATGACCCCCAGTTTTCATCTGTAGGAGCATTACCGCTGTTTGTATAATATTGATATTGATTTATATATGCCATCTTAACTTGTTTCTTGTGTATCGTTTAATTCTTCTTGTGCTCCAAACTTATATACCATATCTTCTCTAATTTCTATGCCTATATATTGTAATATTTTAGCAACTAAATTAGGTTCGTCAGAAGAAGGTAATTCAAAGTTTTGATAATCTGCAGCTCCTGGATTAAATATAGGGTCATTACCTGACGTATCTAAATAAGTCCAATTTGGAGCTAAAGGATATCTTATATATTGTGCTTGTATTGCACCACCTTGAGTAATTGTATTAGGATATACAGTAACTGTATTACCAATATTACCAGGGCTTATGTTAGAACTTGCCCCACCTAAAACATACGCAGGGTACTGCGTTGTAGGATAAGTAAGGTTAGAACTTGTTAAATAAAATATTTTATTTTGATTTACCCTTTCTACCTCTGTAATATTGTATTGATTATATATATTATACGCTTCCGCGTTGGCCATAATATTTTCGCTAATAACTAAAGTAGTGTTATTTGTTATGGCTGTAATATATGCAAAGGTATTGTCAGTGGTATTTGTTATTATGTCACCTACCGCTACTGAAGTTGTAAAAGTTTGAGTAGCATCAATTAACTCATATCCATTAACACCAGTGGTCGTCCCACTAACTTTTAAAGTTGGATAATAGAATAATTTATTTATTAAATAATAATCTGCAGGCAAATTATATTGACTGTTTACGTTAGCTGTTGGTTGAGCTAAATAAGCTGTAGCAGAAAAAGTATCTATAACTTCTTCTAAATTTTTTATTACATCAGCATAACCTGTTCCTGATGTTCTTGCATTTTCTCTGTTTATCCAATTATTATATTGATAAAAATAATCTTCAAAAATATCCATTTGTGCTTGTAAACAGTACAAATTGAAATCTTGAGGAGAAATGTAGCCGTAGTTGTTTTTATTAGCTACAGCCATAACTGTATTCCTAACTGAGTTAATCATCCGTAAATCTTTTTACAAATATAAGCAAAAAAAAAAGAGGCTTAATTGTTTAAGCCCCTTTCATAACTGTGGTTAAGAGATTAGTTTGACCACTCTTCCTCAATCTGACCTACCGCTGTTATAGCGTATTTAGGACTAAGTGTGTACATTGGAGAAGTCCATGCAGTCGCAAGTGCTTTTTCAATCTCATCTACGATGCTATTGAGTTGCTCTTTCGTTTTAGCTGCATCATCAGCGTCAGAAGCTACAAGCTGGTAGCCTAAAACTTGAGACGCTTCGTCAGCAGGTTGACCTTTAATATTAGTCAAAATCTGAACTTGCCCCGTGTTACCTACTTCAATCCCTAAAATGTGATTTACAGGAATTATATGGTCTACACTATCAACCTCTACTTTTAAAAATTTAAGCATAGTTAAAAAATTTAAGGGTTAAACAATACCTCAAAGATACGAAACCTTATTTATCTTTTTTTAGCTTCTTGCTAAGTAGTTTATATGTTTCAACTCCGTCATCACTTTGGAAATATGAAGACACAATAAAATAGTGGTCTTCTCCAAATGGTACTGACAATAGTTTGTTTTTGTTTTTAGGTAAATTAAAGAATACATCTTTGCCATTATTTTTTAATATCAACCAAGTGTTGTTAAAAAACTGAACCACTTCACCATATAAATTTAACATAGGGTCATTTACTGTTTCTAAAAAATCTTCTGGTGATTCTTTAGCATATAAAAGAATATCTCTTTTTAATTCAGAGGTAGTCAATTTATCAGCTGCTCCACCCATTAAGACTCTACTCACTGTTAACAATTTATCGCCTTTTAAATTCTTAGCTAAAATTTGAGCATCTAACCCAAGTTCTACAAAAGCTAATTGTTCAGCTGCGTCTTTTTCATTATTAATTTCTTCAAACACTTTTCCATTAGATGGATGATAGTATAAAAACTTTTGTAGTGTTTGGTTAGTGCGTGGTACCGACAACATTCCATCCTCAAATATTATAGGTTCTAAAACTGCATTTCCATCTTGCTCATCCTCGAAAGGTGATTTTTGATTTCTTGCATAACGTAAAGGTCTATTAACTCCTTTTGTGTCATCAAACCATAATAAGGGGGACCTGTTAGTGTGTCGTGATGCTAACATGTAAGTTAGCGGTATTCTTCTGCTTAATAATCTATAAGCTTTATCTGCGTATTTATCTTGTACTTTTTTCATTGTATTTAATTTTAATTTAATTTATAAAAAATATCAGGGGAGTAGTATAACTCCCCTAATATTAGTTTTTACTTCTTATTAGTTTTGGAATAAGAAGAAGTTGTTTGCACCTAAAACACAAACTGCTCTTTCAGATAAGAAATTAACTTCCATCGCATCTAAAGAAGATGTTCTCGCACCACCAGCAGAACCAGTAATCCAAGTTTTATATCTTCTGTCTTCAGCTTCTGAAGCTCTATATCTTACATGTAAGAATGGTCTCTTAGCGTTTTTACCAAGTATTTGGTCATAAACTGAAGTAGAACCAGCTGGAACTAATAGTCCATTGATACCACCTGCTACTAATCCACCTCTCATTGTTGGGTCATTTAGGTATTTCCAATCAGACTTATAGAAGTCGTAACCTCTTCTAAATCCAGAGAAACCAAGGTTTAGAGCCATTTCTTCGTCATTATCAAATAGACCATAAGATGTACCACCACCTCCGTAAGAGTTTTGTGTTGATAACATATCGTCAATATCAAATGAGAAGTTTCTATTTACGAAAATTACATTTTCTTCAATAGCTCCTTGCTTATCTAATCTTTGAATAATGCTGTCGAAGTCTGCTAATGTTGTTGGGTTACCACCACCATAAACATTACCTCTTGCACCTACTTCATAGAATACACCTTTAGAACCACTTAATCCAACAACAGACGCACCTGCACCTGTACCTTGTAAGTAGTCACCAGCACCTGAAGCTGCGTCAGCTGGTACTGCTTCTACTAAAGCTGTTTCCATATAGTCTTCAAATCTTAGTCTTGTATCGTGCTCAGACTTTAGATACCATAAGTATCCGCTTACTCCGTCTTCTCCACTTACTTCAACCCAGCCAATTTGTGCCATATCAGAACCTGATACAGAATATTTATCCTTAAGGATAATTGGCTTGTTGTCAAAAAAGAAATCATCAGATTCTAATGAACCTATCATTCCTTCAGTTCCTTTTGCAAATTCAGAACCATAAATAAAGATATCACATGCTACCGCATTATTCATTGCCTGTCCACCTGCTTCATAATAAGCTACTGTAAACTGGTTAGGGTTTGCGTTAGTTGGTCCAGCTGTAACAATCGCTTTGTTTGTTAGTGATGAACCTGGAGTGTTATCTGAAATCATTACAGTTTGACCTACTCTAATAACATTCTTAGCATCTCTCGCTGTGTTAGGGTTAGCTAACGCAGGATTGAAGTTAGTAAGGTTATTTGGAATTGTCCAAACTGCTCCAGAGTCTGTACCTGCAGCTGCTGCTGAAGTACATGCTTTGTATTTAATATGCAATCTTCCTTGCTCTGCCCATTTAATAAGGTCAGAGTTAGAAGGCATTTCTGCTCCTACCATACG